ACCGGATGGCCGCGCGATTTTTTTACCCCCTTGTTAAGTTTGGGACCACACATATACGGACAAAACCTTTTGTCCAATCATAGAGCGTCTGACGAGCTTAATTATTAAATTCCTTTAGACTGAGTGGTCTATAAAGACCCAGACAAACTGTAATAATTGATATCTTTAACTCAAAATGCCTAAGCGGGATGCCCCATGGCGCTTAATGGCGGGGACCTCAAAGATTAGCCGTACCTCCAATTATTCACCCAGAGGAGGTATGGGCCCTAAATTCGACAAGAATGCGGCCTGGGTTAACAGGCCCATGTACAGGAAGCCCAGAGTATACCGGGTTTTAAGAGGCCCAGATGTTCCCAAGGGCTGTGAGGGGCCCTGTAAGGTCCAGTCTTTCGAGCAGCGTCACGATATCTCCCGTATTGGCAAGGTCATGTGTATATCCGATGTCACCCGTGGTAACGGTATTACCCACCGAGTCGGTAAGCGTTTCTGTGTGAAGTCCGTCTATATTTTAGGTAAAATATGGATGGACGAGAACATCAAGTTGAAGAACCACACTAACAGCGTCATGTTCTGGTTGGTCAGAGACCGGAGACCCTATAGCTCTCCCATGGACTTTGGCCAGGTGTTCAACATGTTCGACAATGAGCCCAGTACTGCCACCGTGAAGAACGATCTTCGAGATCGTTTTCAGGTTATGCATAGGTTCTATGCTAAGGTCACGGGAGGTCAGTATGCCAGTAACGAGCAGGCTCTGGTGAGGCGCTTTTGGAAGGTCAACAATCATGTGGTCTATAACCATCAGGAAGCTGGGAAATACGAGAACCATACGGAGAACGCCCTATTATTGTACATGGCATGTACTCATGCCTCTAACCCTGTGTATGCTACGTTGAAAATACGTAGCTATTTTTATGATTCAATAACAAATTAATAAAGTTTAATTTTTATTGAATGATTCTCAAGTACATGATTTACATATGGTTTATCTGTTGCAAATCGAACAGATCTAATTACATTGTTAATAGAAATAACTCCTAAATTATCTAAATAAAATAAAACTAAATGTCTAAATCTATTTAAATATGTCGTCCCAGAAGCTTGAACTGATGTCGTCCAGACTTGGAAGTTCAAGAAGGCTTTGTGTAGTTGAAGCGACTTCCTCAGGTTGTGGTTGAACCGTATTTGGATGTGGTATACTCTCGTCGTTGTGGACGGTATGTCTTCCACGTTCTGTATCTTGAAATAAAGGGGATTTGGTACCTCCCAGATAAAAACGGAATTCTCTGCCTGATGCACAGTGATGTTCTCCCCGGTGCGTGAATCCATTATTAACACAGTTAATATGCAGGAAGAATGAGCAGCCACAGTCTAGGTCTATGCGTTTCCTTCTGATGGGCTTTGCCTTGGCAATCTTATGCCTCGTTTTGATAGAGGGAGGAGTTGAGGAAGATGAATTTTGCATTGTGGAGTGTCCACGCTCTTAGAGCTGCATTTTCCTCTTTCTCAAGGAAGTCTTTATAGCTCTGTCCCTCTCCTGGATTGCAGAGCACGATAGAGGGTATGCCACCTTTAATTTGAATTGGCTTTCCGTATTTACAGTTTGATTGCCAATCTTTCTGGGCCCCTATCAGCTCTTTCCAATGTTTCATCTTTAAATATTGCGGACTGACGTCATCAATGACGTTATAGTCCGCTCCATTTGAATAAACTTTGGAATTAAAATCCAGGTGTCCACTCAGATAATTATGTGGGCCTAGTGCACGAGCCCACATAGTCTTACCTGTCCTTGAACATCCCTCTATTATTATACTGATAGGTCTTTCTGGCCGCGCAGCGGCACCCCTACCAAAATAATCATCAGCCCATTCTTGCATCTCCTCCGGGACGTTAGTGAAGGAGGAGAGTGGAAACGGAGGAGACCATGGCTCCGGAGCCTTCGAAAAAATTTTATCTAAATTACAATTTAAATTATGAAATTGAAATAAATATTTTTCAGGGAGTTTCTCCCTTATTATTTGGAGGGCTGCCTCTTTGCTACCGCTATTTAAGGCTTCTGCGGCAGCGTCGTTAGCAGTTTGGCTGCCTCCTCTAGCACTTCTGCCGTCGACTTGGAATTCTCCCCATTCAAGTGTATCTCCGTCCTTGTCGACGTAGGCGTTGACGTCGGTGCTGGATTTAGCTCCCTGAACGTTCGGATGGAAATGTGTTGACCTGGTTGGGGATACCAGGTCGAAGAATCTGTTATTCTTACATTGGAATTTGCCTTGGAACTGGAGTAGCACGTGGAGATGATGTTGCCCATCTTCGTGAAGTTCCCTTGCAATTTTGATATATTTCTTATTTGTGGGTGTCTCTAGATTTTGCAATTGGGAAAGTGCTTCTTCTTTGGTTAAATTGCAGTGGGGATATGTAAGAAAATAATTTTTTGCATTTATCTTAAAGGCCTTAGGTGGGGGCATTTTGGTAATAAATATTTTGGACACCGATTGGTTTGGCTTCTAAAACTTATAGCAATCGGTGTACTGGAGTCTTATTTATAGTAGGAGTTCCTAAAGGATCTAGCAACACGTGGCGGCCATCCGTATAATATT